GCGGTGATAACCTCCAGGATAATCTCCAGGTCGCGAAGAAAGCTCTCGACACACTTGCAACACCAGAACTGCAAACCCTGTTACTTGAGTCTGGCCTCGGTAACCATCCTGAGATTGTTCGGGTATTTTATCGGGCTGGCAAAGCTATCAGTGAGGATAGTTATGTGGGTTCACAAGAAAGCTCAAAGACCAACAACAGTGGTCCTCGAGACTTTAATGGGCTTGCAGCCGCACTGTATTCTTAATCAGCAAAACTAAGGAGCTATAAAAATGGCAACTCTATCAACTTCAAATCTATCCCTAGCCGATTGGGCTAAACGTACAGACCCTGATGGGCGCGTACCTGTTATCGCTGAACTGCTCTCGCAGTCCAACGAAATCCTCGAAGATTGCGTATTCAAAGAAGGCAACTTGCCGACTGGTGAGCGCGTGATCGTTCGTACTGGCTTGCCAAGTGTTTACTGGCGCGCACTTAACCAAGGTATTCCAAACAGCAAATCAACCACAGCACAGGTTGATGAAGCATGTGGCATCCTCGAAGCGCGTTCAGAAGTAGACAAAGACTTGGCTATGTTGAACGGCAACACCGCTCAATTCCGCCTGTCTGAAGACACTGCATTCTTGGAAGCAATGAACCAGACACAAGCAGAGACAATGTTCTATGGCAACCCATCGGTTGATCCAAAGACATTCCTGGGCTTGGCATCACGCTATGGTGATCTCGGTGCAGACAATGCGCAGAACATCATCTCAGCTGGTGGTTCGGGTTCAGACAACACCTCTGTTTATTTGGTGGTTTGGGGCGACAACACTGTCTATTGTCCTTTCCCTAAAGGTTCTAAGGCTGGCCTGATCCATGAAGATCTTGGCGAACAAACTGTTTACAACGCTGATGGCACTCGCATGCAAGCATTTGCAACGCGCTACCAGTGGAAAAACGGTCTGGTCGTTAAAGACTGGCGCTATGTTGTTCGCATCGCGAACATCGATGTGTCAGATCTGACTGGTCAAACAGGCACTCAGGCAACAACTGCTGCAACAGCATTGATCAAGCTAATGGCTCGAGCAATCTACCGCATCCCGAACATGAGCATGGGCCGCGCTGCGTTCTACATGAACCGCACAGTTCACTCAGGTTTGTCGATTGCGGCACTGGATAAATCTCAGTCTGTCTTGTCAATCAATGAAGGCTTGTCGCAGTTCGGCACAGCACAGAGTTACCTCTCCTTCTTGGGCGTACCTCTCCGCCGTGTAGACCAGCTGCTGAACACTGAAGCAGTTGTAAGCTAAATCAATCTTTAAGGAGAAAACGAAATGATTACCGATAAACTACTACGAGTAAGCGAGGACCAGGCAGTTACAGCGTCTGCAGTCTCAGCTAACACAATCGACCTTGGTTCAAGCCGTGACATCGGAATGGGTCATCCAGTGTATATGGTGTTCACTGTCACTGAGACATTTGCATCAAACACTAGTTTGACGTTCGAGGTCATCACTGACTCTGATGCAGCTCTTGGCTCACCAGCAACTATTGCCGCATCTGCTGCAATCACAGTTGCATCTGGTGACCTGGCTGCAGGCTCTCAGCATGTTGTGCAAATCCCACCCGTCATCGGCGGCAAGGGTGAGCGCTACCTGGGTGCTCAGTACACTGTTGGCGGTTCTAATGCGACTGCTGGCAAGGTTACTGCAGACATGGTATTGGACCTGCAAGATGGCAAGAAGTATTACGCTTCTGGCTTCTCAGTAAGTTAAGGAGATTAAGCCATGCCTATGTATCGTGTCTTAACCAAGTGCCATGTTGGTGGCGCTGTGCGGAATGAAGGCGAAACTATTGAATACAATGGTCCTGAGAACCGTCACTTAGAGCTTTTGGAAGCAAAGAAAGAGGCCGCTCCACAAAAGGCAGAAGCAGCTGAAAAGCCTGCCCCTGCTAAAAAGAAGTGGGCTCCGAAGGCTAAGAAAGCAGACCAGGACGCGGACTAAGGCGCGGCTAAATCCTTAACTGGAAGCTGCAATCTTGGGGGGCCGCTGGGAAACCACGGCCCCTCTTTTACTTTAGGAGAGGCTAAATGGCATCAGAAGTAGACATATGCAACCTGGCACTAGCTCACCTGGGTGATGAGGCCACCATTGCAAGCCTTAAACCACCAGAGGGCTCTGCCCAGGCTGAACACGCATCACGGTTTTATCCGATCGCTCGAGACACTTTGTTGGAGATGCACACCTGGTCGTTCGCTGGTAAGCGCGCGAAGATGGCTTCATACGTCAACACGATCGAGCAGTGGGACTACGCTTATGCGGCACCAGCTGATCTGATGACCGCTACCTCTGTGATCTCACCAGATGCAGGCAACGATTACAGCACAACCTATTTTACGAACAACGAGTATCAAAACTCACCGTCTATTGCTGCAGGAACGTATGTGCCGCAGCCATACGCGCTCGAGGTAGATGCGACAGGCAACCTGGTCATCTATGCGAACCAGGAAAATGCTTTGCTGCGTTACCAGGCAAAGATTACTGACACTACAAAATTCCCGCCGCTGTTTATTGAGGCGCTGTCATGGCACCTGGCAGGCATGCTTGCTGGCCCTGTTATCAAGGGTGATGCTGGTGCAGCTGAGTCAAAGCGCTGCAATACAATGATGGCTGCATATTTAATCCAGGCGAAAGAGTCGGACGCGCGTCAAAGGCTGTCTAAGCCAGAGCACGTTGTTCCCTGGGTAACAGGGAGATAGGACATGCCAAAAACTAAAACGCTGCAACGGTCATTTGCTGGCGGCGAGATGTCGCCCGAAATGTATGGCCGCATCGATGACAGTAAGTTTCAGTCAGGCGCTGCCACCATGCGTAATTTCATTGCGCAGCCACAAGGCCCAGCTGAAAACAGACCAGGCCTCAAATTGGTTAAAGAGGTCAAGGACAGCGACAAAGAAACTCGGCTGATCCCGTTCACATATTCAACAACCCAAACAATCGTCCTGGAGTTCGGACAATATTACATTCGCTTCCATACCCAGGGGCAAACGGTTTTGTTTGGCACCCCAGCGGCGTATGACGCTGCTACAGCGTATGTAATATCAGACAAGGTAGAAGATGGCGGAAATTTCTTTTACTGCGTACAGGCAGGCACTGGGCAGCCCACAAGCGATGCCGCGTATTGGTATCAGCTGCCATCAGATCAAACCTATGAGATACCAACACTGTTCACAGAAGATGAGCTGTTCGATATTCATTATGTGCAGTCAGCTGACGTTCTAACCCTGGTGCATCCGAACCACCCGCCCATCGAGCTGCGCAGATATGGCGCGACAACATGGGAATTGCAGGAAATAAATTTTGGCTCACCACTGGCCGCGCCAACTGGCGTGAATGTCACCAGGTATATTCCCAGCTCAACCAGCACAAACTCAGACACATATGAAGATCACACATATGTCGTAACAGCGATCGGCGATGATGAGATCTCACAAAGCGAACCGTCCGCAGAAGACACAGTAACAAACAACATCTATGTCACTGGGGCCAAGAATACGATCACCTGGAATGCAGTATCGGGAGCAAACCGTTACTACGTTTACAAGAAGTCTGGCGGCACGTTTGGCTATATTGGGTCAACCAAAACAACAACCCTGGTTGATAACAACATTGGCCCTGATTTCAGTTTGTCCCCGCCAATCTACAACAACGACTTTGTCGGGACAGGAAACTATCCTGGAGCCGTATCTTATTTTGAGCAGCGCAGATGTTTCGCGGGTACTATCAACGAGCCGCAAAAGATCTGGATGACTAAGTCAGGCACAGAGAGCCAGATGAGTTATGGCCTGCCTATTCGGGATGACGATCGCATCGAGTTCCGAGTTGCTGCGCGTGAAGCAAACACAATCCGACACATTGCTCCATTGAACGAATTGATCCTGCTAACAGGTTCAGCTGAATGGCGGATCACATCGGTCAACACTGATGCAATTACCCCGTCATCTATCTCTGTTCGTCCACAGTCATATGTCGGTGCATCGAACGTGCAGCCAGTGATCGTAAACAACACGATGATTTATTCCGCTGCTCGAGGCGGACACCTCAGAGAGCTGGGTTACAACTGGCAAGCGAATGGGTTTATCAGTAGTGATTTGGCTCTACGGGCCACACACTTATTCGATGGTTTCACAACTAAAGACCTGGCGTACATGAAAGCACCGACCCCGATTGTTTGGACCGTATCCAGCAATGGCACCATGGTGGCTTTGACATACGTTCCAGAGCAACAGGTCGGAGCGATGCATTCGCATGAAACAGATGGCGATTTCGAGAGCTGCTGCGTTGTAGCAGAGGGCATCGAGGATAGGCTGTATGTTGTAGTGAAGCGCGAGATTGATGGTGAAACCAAACGGTTTATCGAAAGAATGCAGAGCCGCAAGATATATGAGCCAGAAGATGCGTTCTTTGTTGATTGCGGATCAACATATGACGGTAGAAACACAGGGTCAGACACCGCAACAATAACAGGCGGAACCTTATGGGATGACTCAGAAGCGCTAACAATCACGATGACCGCCAATACATTTACTCCTGGCGGTACGCAGGACATAGGCGATGCTATTAGGCTCACTGACTCAGATGGTCAGTTCTATCGTTTGAAGATCGAGGGCGTTACATCAGCAACGGTCGCCACCGTTCGGACAGACAAAGCTCTTCCTACAGAGCTCCAGGGTGTCGCGACAGAAAACTATGCGGTTGCCAGGAACGTCATCTCAGGTTTAGGCCACCTGGAAGGCAAGACAGTAAGCATCTTGGCAGACGGTGCGGTCCACCCGCAGCGTGTCGTTGCGTCAGGTGAGATCACGCTCGATCGAGCTCACTCTGTTGTCCATGTAGGGCTGCAGTACATCTCAGATCTAAAGACTCTGCCGATGCAGCTCCAGGTCGAAGCGTTTGGCCAGGGCTTGTATAAGAACGTCAACCACGCCTGGCTGCGCGTAAACCAGTCATCGGGCATATTCATCGGCCCAGATGAAGACAACCTGGTCGAAGCCAAGCAGCGAACAAACGAGCCATACGGTGTACCACCAAGGCTAAAATCAGAAGAGATCAAACTCATGCTGTCCCCAAAGTGGGCGGATGGGGGCCAGGTATTTGTAAGACAACAAGATCCGCTACCACTGTCGCTGATTGCTCTTACATATGAGGTGGCGCTGGGCGGGTAAGAGTACCCGTAAACATTAACCAACGGTCTATCTTAGACTTATAAAATTACGAGGTGTTGAGCTTATGACAACGGGATCAAACGCTGCTGCAGGCGGCGGAAACGCAGCATCATTCGCGCAAACAATGGGCTACCTTGGCCCAGTCATGTCTTTGGTCGGCATGGCCAACTCTGCAATTGGCGCTTATTACGGCGCGAAAAGCGCAAAACTAAACCTACAATCCAAGCAGCTGTCCTATGAGTTCCAGCAGGACATGGCTGAAATCAACAGCGGTATGATCGAGCTCCAGGCCCAGCAGATTATGAGAGCTGGGAAGAACGCATCGATGCGATCGACTATGGCAGCTGGCAAAACTAAATCAGCTGGACGCGCGGCAATGGCTGCCCGAGGTATTCAGTTAGGTGTTGGTAGTGCTCAAGAAGTAGAAGCCACAACAGACCTGATCAAAGA